TAAGTCTGCAAAGCTTGTGAAGTCTGTGATATCTGCTGTGTCTACAGATTGAGTTCCGTATACAGTAGCTGTCCAGTTGTTACCATCAGCATCCTGATTAGCATCATCTTCTGCGGTTAATCTCCAATGCACGTTATAAACAACGTCTGCATTACCATCTAGTGTTGGGTAAGTATCAACTGTTGAAACATCCCAAGTATATCCAATTGCCATTTTTATTCTCCTTTTGTTGTTAGCCTTCTAAAGCTTCTATTCTTGTTGTTAAATCTGCTAATGTACTTTGTATATCAGCTATTATGTTTTGATGTGTATGGTCATCCATATTAGAATTTTCTGTATAAACTAATTTTTCACCAACCAAATCTTCAACTTTTCTAGCAACTTTTGCCATGTCAACATTTATGCCTTGTAATTGTTCAGGATTATCTGGGTTAGGTCTTTGTGACCAATAAGTCCATGCTAATTCTTCTGAAGGTCCGTCAGGTATTAATGTCCAATTATGTGGCGTGAGCTGTGTATTATTATGAGAAGAATCTACAGCATATAATTCACCACCTCTGTTTAGTAAAACACAAGAACTTGTTAAACCTGATGTTACTGCTGTTGAACCTGATGGACCTATAACAAAACACGCAGAGGTTTGTGGATTATTTGATTGAGGATTTTCGTCAGAATTAAATTTAAACCTTGCATATGCAGCATCTATAAAAAACTGGTCAATTTGAGTATTAGAACTAATTGTAGTAAATTTAAACCCAATACTTGTTTGACCTGCAGTAGCACCACCACCTTGAAAATAACTTTTTATTTGTGCAGGTTGGTCAGTAGCTTGACCGGGTCTACCCATTCTAAAGTTAATGGATTGTGAAAAACCATCGCCACGACTACCAAAACCATCAAAATCAATACAAGCTACATCACCTGCTGCAGTATTACCATTAATAACTAACTTTGCATTACCTGCATCGGTTGTTCCAATTCCAACTTGCCCTGAAGAATTAATACGCATAACTTCACTTAATGCAGAACCAGTATTTGTACTAAATTGTAAATAACCTTGCATGTCTCCTGAAGTGCCATTAGTTTTTAAACCAGCTACTGAGCCAAGAACATCTGACCTATCAACACCATCATTAGTAACAGCACCAAGTTCTACTAATCCACCTTTGTCAGCACCTTGACCGCTTCTATTTATTACTCTTAGTTTTGCTACATCTCCTGTAGCACCACTATGTTTGGTTGTTGGAGTTATTGCATCACCGCCAGAAGTAATATGCACTTCACCAGTTCCTAATATTCGCATCAATTCAGCAGAACTAGCACCACCAGATGCTGTCCTAAAAGCTGTAATACCAGCAGTTCCACTAGCACCATAAGAAACTACTCTTGATACGCCACTTGAAAAGTCGATAGCAGCAGTAGATGTTCTATCATCTGATAAAGCACCTGTTATAGCTAAAGCACCATTGACTGTTAGTTTTTCAGTTGGACTAGTCGTTCCAATTCCAACATTGCCTGAATCTCTAGCAATTGTTAATCTAGTTGTATCTACACTAGAACCAACACCAATTTTAAATAAGTTATTTGCACCATCATATCTGATAGATGCACCATTGGCTGGACTTGATGAGCTTCCTTCATGTAATAATATTTTAGAATCAGCACCAGCTAGATTAGTATTAATATCTAATGTTGCACCTGAAGTATTTACAATATTTAAATCTGTTTGAGGTGAGGTTGTTCCGATTCCAACTCGTCCTGATGAATCAATACGCATGTGTTCACTAAATGTTTGTGCTGCACCTGCTGATACGGAAGCTGCTGAAAAGAATCTATGTTCTCCTGATTCTTGTGAATAAGCTGAAGAAACTCCTGTATTAACAGCAACAAAAGCTGAACCATTATGTGCTGAGTTTGTGATAATTAATCCTGATTTTCCTGAACCATTAAAAGCTAAGTTACCTTGTGTTGAACCGCCAATTTCAAGTGATGGTCTACCACTTGCTGAATATGATGGAGTAAGTCCTATTCCAAGATTTCCTGAACTATCAAGTCTCATTCTTTCTGTTGCAGATGTTTGGAAAATATGTTGTGCTGCATTTATATATGAGTCAGCCACCGCAGAACCAGCAGCGTTTAAAGATGTTTGTAAAGTATATGCATTATCAACATTAAATGTATAACGAGAAACATTTGATACATCTAATCTTTGTGTAGGACTAATTCCAATTCCAACATTTCCAGCATTATCTATTCTTACTTTTTCTGCTACAGTTCCGTTATTATTTGTATGGAAAGCAAGACCACCATAGTTAGTGCCTATATTAACTCCATACATAGCACCATGTACTTCTTCAGCTTGTAGTTTTACACCTGAAACAGAACCAGTATTACCTGCTAATGTTAGTGTATCTATAGAAGAGGTATTGGTTATTTGAGCTGTACCAGCTACTGTAAGACCGTCTGTTACTGCTGTACCTGTTACGTCTATGCCTGTTGAGGTTGTGGCTAGTTTTAAACCATTAGCATAGTATAAAGAAACTGCTCCACCGGGAGTAAACTGAGCCATATTAGAAGTACCTGCTACATTTCTTATATGTATAGTATTATCAGAATCAATAAATAAACTACCTGTTCCTGCCTCTGTTATAAAACTATTAGTTCCACTATGGTAAATTTGTAAATCTGAACCCGGTGAACCAAAAATAGCTTTGTCGGTATCAGCAAATACTATATCATTACCGTTAGTATCTAAATCACCACCTAGTTGTGGAGTTGTATCACTAACAACATCAGTACTTACAGCACCTACTTGTGAATCTACATAAGCTTTAATAGATTGTTGAGATGCTATACCTGTAGCACTATTAGATGCCATATTGTCTTCATCAAGAAAAGCTTTACCATCTAAAATGTTTAACTCTGCTGCAGTAGATGTAACACCGTCTAAAATATTTAATTCAGCAGTAGTTGATGTGACTCCATCTAAGATATTTAATTCTGCTGCTGTACTTGTGACTCCATCTAAGATATTTAATTCTGCTGCTGTACTTGTGACTCCATCAAGAATATTAAGCTCTGCAGTAGTTACTGTAGCACCATCAAGTATATTAAGTTCTGCAGCAGTTGAAGTTGTTGCTAAACTTACAGCTCCACTAGAAACTGTAAAGTCATCTGAACTAAATGAAGCTATACCTTTGTTAGTTGTTGAAGCATCTTCACCAGCAATAGTAATTGTATTTGTTGCAGCAGAAGTATCAATACCTTCACCACCTGCAATAGTTAATGTTTCACTATCTAAGTCTATTGCTATTGTACCACTATCTGTAGTAGCATCTAAATCTTGTGCTGTAACTTGACTATCTACATAAGCTTTTACAGATTGTTGAGTTGGCACAAGCGTTGCAGAGTCTGAAGACATATCATCTTCATCTGCAAAAGCTGTTATAGTTATTGTACCATCGTTAAGGCTACCAAAAGTTAAATCTGTTATAGTTGTTGCAGCTATTGTACCGCCTTCAACTTTATTACCTGATATTTGATTATCAGCAAGTGTTAAAGTTCCTGAAGATACATCTAAAGTTTTTCCAGTTCCAACTGTAATATCAGATGTAGCTATAGTTGAACCATCAATAGTTCCACCATTAATATCTGTTGTAGTTAGTACAGAACTTGCAAGTGTTACAACACCTGTAGAGTCTGCTATAGAACCTGCAGCAGTACCATCTTTAGCTTTTAAATTTGTAATTTCAAGATTTGTAGAATCTACTGTAGTAGCATTTACGTTAGTAATGTTACCAGTTGTTGAAGTTAATGTAGTGATAGTTGTTGCAGCTATTGTACCGCCTTCAACTTTATCACCAGAAATTTGGTCATCTGCTAAAGTTAATGTACCTGCTGAAACGTCTAAAGTTTTACCAGAACCTACAGTTATATCTGAAGTTGCTATGGTAGCACCATCAATTGTACCACCGTTTATGTCTGCTGTATCAGCTACAAGGCTATCTATGTTAGCTGTACCATCAATATAAAGGTCTTGCCATTCTTTTGTAGCACTTCCTAAGTCATATGTACCATCAGTATTAGGAATAATATCTGAATCAATTTCAGCAGCTAGATTAATACTATCAGTATCTGCATCACCAAATGTAAGATTACCTGAGATAGTAGCATTACCTGTTACTGTAAGATTACCACCAACAGATAAGTCATTGGTTGCAGTTACATTACCTGTAAGTGTTGATGTACCTGTAACAGCAAGTGTAGAACTTAATGTTGTAGCACCTGTAACACCTAATGTAGTTCCAACAGTAGCAGCTTCATCAATAGTTAATGTATCAATGGTGGCAGTTCCATCAATATAAATATCTTTAAACTCTAATGAACTTGTACCTAAATCTATATCGTTATCTGTGACAGGAATAATAGCTCCATCTGCAATATATAATTGTTGTACAGGTGCTGAAGATACTTCTACATAAAATTCTATGTAGTTATTTGTAGTATCTATTAATACTTTATTGTTTGGAGAAGTTTCACCAGCATCTCCAATTAGACCTATTACTGGTCCTTCTGCTGTTGTTCCATCATGTTTGTGACCACTTGTATTACTAAATGCATTAACTAATTGATTGTATTCATTATTAAATAATGCAGCAGTAATTGTATCTCCGTCTATGAAACTACTTTGTCTTATATAACCTGCCATTGTTTTTATCTCCTACCTGAAGGTATGTAATCTACATATAAACCGTTAATTTTATACGATGGTTTATTATCGTTTGAAATAAATGTAAAATTGTTTGAAGTCCCACTTCCTTGTAATGGTATTCTAATCATAGGGTCTGCTATTGCTCCAAAAATATTTGTTCCAAACACAGCTCGTCCAAAAAATGAAGGTGGATTTAATGTTCCAAGTGAAAAATTTTCTGCTGGTTGTGGTACATCTGAACTTCCATAATCAAATCTTATTTGAACTTCTGGAGTAGATAAACCTTCTGCACCTGCTGAAACTTTTAAATAATGTAAAGTTTTTAAAGTTCCTAAATCACCATAATCATAATCTGGCGTTGAGTATCTTGCTAATATAGCAGTCCCATCAAAGTCATCACCTGAATCATGTATATGCACATAACCTGTATTATTCCCGTGATAATATACTTCAACTCCATCTTTATCAAATCCTGAACCTATTTCAGTTACTTCTAGTCCTCTTGTTTCTGACCATTCAAAACCGTTTGCTCTGATGGTTCCTATAATTCCTCTTTGTCCTGCAGCTACTGCATTTACGTTACTATAAAATAATCTGTATTGTGATTTTTCTCTAATAACAACACTAGTAATTCTATATAAATTTATATTTTGAGTTATTGCTGTTAATACAGGTTGTATCGCTTTAGATAACGTACCTAACTCAACGTCACCAATTCTTGCAGTACCAGCAACTGTTCTTATTCCGTCTGGTGCTAAAAATAGTAAGTCACCAGCAATCTCTTGTATACTATAGCCGCTTAAACACCCTACGTTTTCGGTAATAGGGTCTATACGAATATTAGCACTATCATTTATGTTTATTAGTTTATGTATGCTGTTTTCAGCAAAAACTATTAAATCTGTTCTAAATCCTTTAACACCCTGTACTTGGTCTGATATAGTTACAGAACCTGCACCAGAACCTGTAAAGTTATCAGGGTCGTTATAAACACTGTAATAAACAGTATTTAAATTATTTTCTACTCCTGCTGCAATTAAATGATGGTCATGAATAGTAATATACTTTACACCGTTAGTACCATCTACAGTTATTTCATGAGTAAAAAATGTTCTAGTGTTTAAAGCTCCTGTGCCTTCCATTCTAAAAGCCCAAGGTTTGTTAGCACCATCAGCTATAATTACTTCACCGTAATTAAATGTTGCACCTTCAAAAAGTACAAATTGACATTGCCCTTGTCCAGTTCTTGCAGTTGCTGACTTACCTGTAAAAGTTGTATGGTCATCACCACCACCTGCAGATAATTTATTTATTTGTAACCATGTAGCTCCATCGTTACTAAAAAATATATCAGTTCCTGCAGTTACTATAACACCATCTGCATATGGAAATACTCCTTGTATGGTAGTAGCTCCTCCAGTTGGTTGAGTTGCACTACCTTCACCAAACTTAGTAAATCCACTAATTCTTCTATAACCACCTTCAATAGAAACTTCAAAGTTTTCTAACTCTGTAGCTACTCCGGGTCTTCGTAGCAAATCAATCTGATTAGAAGCAGTAACTAAACCGCCTTCACATGCTACTGTAAATGGTTGTGAACGTGCCATAATTTAAAAGTATCTTCTATCGTCTGTCATGTATTTAGGCGTTGGATTCATAAGATTAGATTTCATACGTTTCATTCCTTTCTTATAATCATCCAATGCAAAAGCAGCCTGTTGTGGACTTTCTTTAAATTGCCACACATAGTATCTCATTCTAGCTGTTACAATATTACTGTATTGCTCTGGTAAAACCATTGTGTCATCGTAAGCTGACAAAGCAGTGGGTCTTACGAAAGCATAAAAGTGTATATTATAAACTTTATCAGGAATAGGACTTAATCCAAATTTCCTGCTATCTGGAGACTTAATTACAAATTTAGGTTCTCCATAGTTTTGTGAGTTAGCATCATCCTCGTTTTCGCTGTCTCTGTAGTATCTTTTCCAATCATCAAGTGTAAGGAATCTTAAACCTCTTGAAACATAAGGAGCTGTTTCTCCACTTACATTAATTGTAGTTACATAAAAATCATCCCAATCGATTGATGCGTAGTCTGTAGTGATACTAGAACTATCAGACTTTAACGTATAAAATCTTTGACCTGCTACTGTAGGTACTGTTACGTTCCCATAAAAGGGGTCAGTACTTCCACTAACTCCAGCAGAAAAGAAAGGTAATTGAGGTTCTTGGTTAGCTATATCAAATATAGATTTATTAACAGTATCTTTTACAAACTTCTGAAAGCCTGTAGCGTTTGCAAAGTTTGCAGCAGTTAATGGAAGTTCATTAAGTTCTCTTAATACTTCGTTAGTTAAATCTAGATATGTAGTAGCCATTATTTTTTATGTACCTTTTGAATTTTAAAGTTTGCTGTTTTACTTGCACCCTTATGAGGTTTGTATCCACCTGAAGGGTCTTTCATTAATTTATAAGACTTACCGGACTTCATCCAGTGATAGCCTTTAGGTGCTGCGACTTTCATGTTTAGTTAGCTGAAGCTTTAGGACATTCTCCATGACCATACATAGGTTGAGCTGAACCGCCTTTAGCATATTTCATTCTACCACCATCCATTTTTTTATCTCTAGGCTTCATGTCATATCCACCCATCATCATTTCTTTTCTTTTTTCTTTTCCGTGTTTCATTCCGTGTTTCATTTTTATTTCCTTGTTAAAAAGTGGAGGAGTCCGAAGACTCCCCCGAATTGATATTAGTCAATTGCATAAAAAGCTGATACTAAGGCATCATCTCTAAGTACTTTCGCACCGTAGACATGTAAACCTCTAACAATATCACCAAACGATGTTGGGTCTCTCAACACTTCT